CCAAATACTCTTGATGTTATATTCATGGTTGACCAAAACATGAATGAACGAAGCAGAAAATTATTAAGAAGAAATTTAAAAGAGTTTATCTTTAAACTTGTTTCTGGCTATACTAATGTAAGATTTTCTATATGGCAAACAGCAGCAAATAATACTAATTTCATTGTTAATGAAGCAACAAAAGAGACCATAAATAATTTTACATATTATTCTTCAAGTAACTTTTCTGAGATGGAGACGCCAGATTCTACCGGCGCAAATCAAACAAATTTAATTAAATTACTTGACGATGCCCTAGCAGCATCTCCTTTATCGCCTACAGTCGATCCTTCAGAAACAAGTATTGCGAATTTCTTTTTTAGAAAAACCCAATTTAGTATAACGGATGAAGTCGGTAAAAGTGGAGAAGAAGCTGTAACAGAAAAACTTTGGGTCAATACTGTTAGAAAGGTTATATATTTTTCTGGTCATATACCAGAAGTAATGGCTCCAGAAACTTATCAAATCTCATTGAACAGAGCGAGAGAGGCTGGAATTCAATTTTATTATCTCCACGCTGATCCTGATTTTTCTGGTACTAGAACTTTAAGGGAATTAGCTGAAGACACTGGAGGTGCAAAATTTAATCTCGCCAGCGATTCTGATATAAAGTTACAACAATTCTGCGATAGAAACTTTTATGATAGTAATAAAATTTATTACGGAGATTGGGATGGCACATTTAAATTAGCGTGGACAGATAATCCAGCTTGGATTTTATATGATATTGTTACTGATTATAATTATGGTCTTGGTAATTATATTGACAACAGTTCAATAGATAAATGGACTTTATATGATATTGGTAGATATTGTGACGCCGTAGATGATGATGGCAGATTTAGAGGCGTTCCTGATGGCAAGGGCGGTCTTGAGCCAAGATATACATGCAATATTATTTATTATAATAAAGACGAAGCATACAATATCCTTAAAGATGTTGCGGCAATATTTAAAGGAATTATATATTGGAACACTGAAGGTTTTTCATTCTTCGCTGACAAGAAAAAAGATCCAATCATTTATTTTGCCAATGTTAATGTTAAAGATGGAGCATTTGTATATACTGAAACAGCTAAAAACAAAAGATACACAAGTGTAGAAATAACTTACAACGATAAGTACGATGACTTTAAAACTAAAGTTGAATTCATTGAAGATGTCGATGGAATAAGAAATTTTGGTTTAAATCCATTTAAAGTTAATGCTGCTGGCTGCACTTCACGATCAGAAGCAAGACGAATTGGTAGATATATTATATGCAGTTCAATGTTTGAATCTGATACCGTTACATTTACTGCGGGATTAGAGGGCGCATATCTACAACCAGGAGATATTTTCGGAGTAAGCGATGAGGTAAGAAACGTAGGAAGATCGTTTGGAAGAATACTTGAAATAGATGAAAACGCTAAAACAATTAAAATTGATGGAGAATTCCATCCAGATTTAGCTTCTGGAATATATATTCATGTTCCATCTGGAAATTTTTCTGTTTCAGATTTAAATTCATTAACTGGAAGCGACGGAGGATTTACTGGAACGCTTGAGCAAATTAGAGCTAGAAGGCAAAGACAAACACGAAAATTTAATTTACATACTGTTGTTGATAATTCTTATGGGGCCACATTAACACTTACTGGTGATTTTCTATTGCAGTCAGTAGTAACTGACGTTTATCCAGTAGAGGGTAGAATATCTGGGGCGTCATATACTGGTCAAACTATTTTAACTGGAGAGGTTTACTATTTCCCAGAACATACTGTAGCAACCGGCAATCCTAAATGGGATTCATTAACATTCTCTAATGTATCTGGAGTTTTATCAGATTTGGAGATTGATATTAATTTTTCTGGTATCGATGGAACTGGTCAAGTAATCGGTTCTGAACCTAATTGGACTTGTTATATTTCTGGATCAAATGGTATAGTTAATGTAGATGGAGTTCAGAGAGGAACTACGGCATCAAACTTAACAGCCATAGCTTTAAATTCCGCTGGAGCTTTTGTTGCTCAAAGTTCAACTAGTGCATCTTTAGCGGATATAGGCTCATTTATAGAAGGAAGAAACAATGGAGAAGTGATTGTAATAGTATCTAATGGAAGTCCAATTGCTTGGCAGACAGCTGTACCATCTGTATTTGCATCTTATGCTGCTACAGAAATTTATAAATTAGGCGCTGATAGTGCTACTGCTGGTAGTTATTTAGCCGCTTTAATAAAAAATGATACAAGCGCCAATAATAGCAATTACAGAATACTTGAGCGTGCATCTAAAACTTCAAATGATACTGGAAGTTTAGTATTTACTTATAGAGATCTTCTTGCCTTTACAAGATTAAGACCATATTACACATTTGTTCAAGCTGACTTTGGTAATCGCGCCGAATCAAATTACGAAGAATGGCAATCTGGCAGAGAGTATGCAGTTGGTAATATTATCAAGTATAATTCAGAAACTTATATTTGCACAAAAGCTCATACAAAATCAGCTTTAGCATTTACTAGTGATTTTATTGATGGTAATGCCGCTCAGTCAAAATGGTCAAAAGGTAATTCTTTAGGATATTATACAGTTGGAATGCCAAAAGGATTTTACGGATCTGAAAAAATATATACAAATTCAGCATTAACATCTACCCATGTATCTAATGCTTTTAATGCTCTTGGTTTAAATGTTTATGTTGGAGGTGGGACTTTGGGCCAAAGTGATTTAAGATTACTTGCTCAAGAAAATGGAATTGGTTATAGCGGTTTGATATACGGAACTGGATATGAAAAAGGATTTTATAATCTAACTGTAGATACAACTCCTAAAAATCTTGATTTAATATCAGAAGGTTCTCTTTATGTTTTGAGTGGCTCTGGAATAGAACCGAAACTTTATAAAACTATTGCGACAAAAGAAGAAGAGGCTAATCAATATTCTGTTGTAGGAATAGAATATTTGCGCGACAAAGAAGAATTCATCGAAAAAGATATGATGGATACTTCGCCTAGCTATTATGTTCAAGGGCCATACGATGTAGTCGTCAAGCCAAATCCTCCATCTGGAATAGTTAGTGTAAGCGGATATGGAGGAACTGGAGTCCATATTATTTGGTCAGGCACAAGTAGCCCAATTGTAGGCTACAAGGTTTATGTCAGTAGACCAGATTATTCAACTCTTGGAGATGAATATGATTCTATAACTGATGCTTATACAGTAGCTTCTGGCATAACTACATTAACTGTTCCAATAAGCGGAGCTTATGGTCAGTATGATTTTGATGTTTATTCTCAAGGGGTTTTATATAAATTATTATCAATTGACGCTGCCCAAACTGGGGCAATCATATTGCCGAGTGCGACCTTAACTGGTCAAGGAGGTTATACTATAACTTCAACAATACCAAGTGGCTTTACAATTGATACTGCTGATAAAAATTCAGTTAATTATCAAATCGCTCATTTAGGAGGAGGACTTTATGCTGGAGCGGGAGTTGGCAACTTTACATCTGCGGATGTTACCTTCAGATGGAAATATATAGATCCTACTGGTGGGGTTATGTCAACCAAGGAACAAATTTTAGAAAATCCATTCGTTGATCTTCCTCAAAAAGTTACAGTTCAAATATTGGATAATGCTGGACAAATATTAAAACAAGAGGAAAATTATCAAGGTTTATCTTATACAGTAACTCAAAAAATGAATGGAGAGTTATTCAGTAGAGAAACTGAATCTGCAAAGAATGTAGAATACTCAAGATCACTTGGTTTAAGAGTAATAGTACAAGATAATACTAACCTAACTAAAACAGGTACATTTTATGCCCATAATCAATATCCATATTATAACAAGATTCAAGTAATTGATTCTTATCAAAACTCTCCGTATTATGTGCTTTCTGGCTACTATGGCCACAGCACATTTACTGGAATAGCATTATGGAATCCAGAAAACAATACTACTACAGGAACAATATCTGGATCTGGAGTTAGAGATTTAAATGGAGAATTAATTAGAAGTGAAGATGATTCTGTTCCATTAACATTTAGGGATATTTCTGGAGCATTTTTAACAGCAACTGGTTATAATGGAACTGGAATAACTTCTACGGCAGAGCGCGCTGGAGTAGGAATTAATTATAAAGGAACTGGAGAAGCTGATTATGAAGCCTATGTTTATGCTTATGAAGATTTAATCAAATACTATAATGATAATGTAGATAAGGCTACATCGATTGAGGATTGGGGACTAGAACATTTTACTGCTTATGGTAGTGGAGAGGGCAGAAAAGTTCCCTCTACTAAAGGAAATCCACTTGGAATTGCCAACCTCGAAACTATAACTGCTGCGAATACAACAGGATTTTCTGGTATTTCATTTACAGTTTTGCCAGAGGATGTTTCAAAAGGCCAAATTATATTTAACTGTTATAATACTACATCAAATAAAGATGTTTATAGCGTTGATGTATATACTGGACAAGGTTTTCCAGAAATTATTGATCATACTGGTATGGCTAATGGAAATTGGTATGAAATTATGAATGTCGGCTCCAGCGTAAATTGGAAAGCTATTGGATGCCCATCTCAAACACCTATTATTGGAACAGAATTCGAATACAATGGAACAGCAATAAACGGTAGCGATGCACAAGTAAAAAGAGTGTTTGAAGCTGATATTGTAGATCATACCAATCAATTTAATTATGTCAATCTCGACAAAACAAGAAGTTATGTAAATACAATTAGATTAGCAGAAGGTCTAGAAACTGGTAAATGGCACTATTTTAGATTTAGACCTTGGGATGATTTTGGTCCCGGTGATATTTCAAATGTCGTAAGTGGTTATCTTGAAATTGAACCTGTTGAAAGAATTAATCCAGTAGCAAATCGATTTGAAGTAGATGGGGGCAGAAATGAAGATCAAGATTCATTTAATATTCATACTAATTCTCTTGTAAATGGGGCTAACTATCAAATAGATGCTTTAGGCTCAAGCGTCAATTGGACTGCTATTGGTGCAGAATCAGCAACAATTGGAGTAAAATTTACATACAACGGCACAACAATAATAGGTAGTGGCGGAAAAGCAAAAAGAATAGAGTCTGAATATGAGCTTCCAGAAGATAAATTGAATTCTATTAATTTAATTACCCCAAGAACAGACTCCTCTATTGTTATGCCAGCAGATGTTGCAGAGGGCAACTCCGTTGTAATCGTGAACAGAGGATCATCTCATAATCTACATATATTGGATGCAGAAGGAAATGAGATCTCTATTATCAGACCAAATGAAAGAGCCGAGATATTCCGCGATCAAACGGAATGGCTCGACTCTAGAGGTTCTATACTGTCGCTTGAGTAATTAGAATTTAATATCAAACACTGATTCGTCAATCTTGCTATCTACGCCTTTAACGTAAGAAGAAATCTCAGTCTCCTGTGGGGCAACTTGAATCTTCTTGCTATCATAGAAGCTGTCTAACCATCCAGCAATAGGATTGCCCTTTGCGTTGTATAGCTTCTTATATCCCATAGAAGTAAGACGATTATCGGCAAGCCACTCGACATAATGCTTGAGCGAATCAGCGGTAAGACCTATCAAACTACCTTTTGAGAATAAATAATCGGCCCAATCTTTTTCTGCATCTACAGCCATGCGATAAGCCTCATAGATGCGATCTTCATTCTTCTTAAAGATATCTTGGAAGCCTTCCTTTGGTTGATCGCGGAGAATCTTCATGATGTTCTGAGTAATTGCAACGTGAAGGTTTTCGTCACGCGAAATTAAATTAATAATTTTAGCATTCCCTTCCATCTTTCCACGATATCCAAAGTAGAACGAACAAGCAAAAGAAACATAAAACGTTACGCCTTCAGTGATCTGAGTAGAAAGAAGCGCATCAAAGATTTGCTGCCTTGGATCATTACTCTTAGTATTAAGCAAGGCGTCGTATTTGTTGGAGATAAACTGCGCCCTCTTGACAATCTCCTTGTCATCCAAAATAGAGTCGAAGAACTTTGTGGCGTCAGGATGAACATTCTGCAAGATGTATGTATAACTATTGCTATGAATAGTTTCAAAGAATGACCAAACATTCATGCAGATCTCAAGTTCTGGATTGCTGACATAATCAGAAAGAGAGTTAATGCTACGGGAGAGCATCGAATCTGTCATTGTTTGAAACCGAAGATTGCTATCGAAAACGAACTTCTCTTCTGGAGATAGATTCTTATAATCAGCCGCATCCTTTGTCAGATTAACTTCTTGTGGTCGCCAGAAGAAATTAATCTGTTGATCATAAAGATCATAGAACTTAGGATACTTTAGGCGATCATATCTCTGAATCGCCAAGTCTTCACCAAGAAAGAGCGGTTGCTTAAGAGAATCGACGTTTACAGTGTTGAGTACAGTTTTCATTTTTATAGGGTGCAAGCTCCACCCGCGCAGCCTTGGGTGTCGTCTTGCGGTTCTTCAGTTTTTACTTCTTGTTTAACTTCCTGCTTCGTATGTAATGCGGTCTGCGTGTCGCCGTCAAATGTATTTGTGTAGTAAAGATTTTTAATTCCATACTTATAAGCCAGCATTAAGTCACCGACAAGTTCTCCTTGACTTGGGATTTTGTTTGCATAACGAGTCGCATTATAATAAAGATTAGTTGAGATGCTCATGTCAACAAACTTCTGGAGAGCGGCAACTACCTTCAAATACCCCTGATTGTTGGGCATTTCAAATGCTAGGGTATAATTATCCTTGTTATTTTTGATGTGAGGAACAACAACAGGAATAACTCCAGCCTTTGAACGCTTATAAGAAATCAAGGAGCGAGGAGGTTCAATGCCATTTGTCGATGACTGAATGACAGAGCTAGACTCAACAGGCATCAAAGCAGTCAAGGTGCTATGACGCATACCATGAGCTTTAATTTGCTTTCTAAGTTCTTCCCAATCGCAATGCAGCTTCTCAGTAACAAACTCATCAATATTCTTGCAATAAGTATCGATTGGCAGAATGGCTTTTGAGAACTTTGTTTCAGAGAATAAGGCGCATGGCCCCTTCTCTTGAGCCATCTTAACTGAAGCCTTAATGAGATTATAGCTCACAAGCTCCATGATAGCAGCAGCTTTGTTGGCGGCATTCTTGTCGGTATACTTGACTCCAATGTTAGCAAGGTAGCCAGCAAGATTAGTAACGCCAACTCCAAGACTGCGGCGATTCTTTGCAAAGTTTGCAGCAGCAGGAACGAAATAGTTTTGATGATCGATCAGAGCATCAAGCATACGAACAATAATTTCGCATACAGGTTCCATCTCGTCTTTCACAACCTCAAG